CAGCAAAATCCACATTAGTGGTAGCTAACTCATTAGCCTTATCCTTGATTGTTTCAAAATCAATAGCATCCATAGAAAGCTGCCCTTTGTAAAAACCATAGTAGACTGGTTCCCCATCAGCAGTATTACTTTCAATGAGAATTGAAACATTCTTCGCAACGGTGTCCGCACCGAAGTAATAGATGCCATTATCATTGCCATACCCCAAAGCATTAGTATATAAAGCTAATGGGACATCAAGTAATCCCATCTCTACCTTAACATCACCTACTCCTCGATTAGAGACGTGATAAGCAACATTACTGCCGTATGTCTTTACAGGATCGCTAGATAATCCAGTTACTTTAGCAGTCTGTGTAGCCCCTTCATTATCTTTACCTTCTAGCGTGAAGAGGTTCTCTCCAGCTGTTGGAGTCTTTCCATCATGCACACGAATTGTGACCGATTTAAGACCGATAAGTGCAGTTCCTTTTACTGTCATTTTTTTTTACCTTCTTTCTAGTACTTATCATATAGAGCACTCCGACCTTTGTAGGTCCGAGCGTCTACATAGCGTTTGATATCAGGGATCCATTGATCCAAACCACCTTCAGTCTGATAAAATCCCTGATGTTCCATTATTTTTTCAATTTTGCCTTGGAGCTTTTTACACTCCACTCGATTGGCAGACTCTACATTGATTTGATAAAGAAAAGTCTTAGCCAGACTAGTATTACTACCGTGAGCTGTCTGCATTGGAGGTCCGACAGGAATAATGACAATACTCGTCTCGTCATCTCCCAAAGTATCAGGACGTTCAAATGATTTGATACTAATATCAGATAAAGACTCATCCTCTTTCAAAGCGTTGTAGAGTTCAGTTAATTTGTCCTTAATCATTACAAAAACTCCTGTTTTAATTTCATGCCAACTTTAGATTTGAAAACTGGTTTGCTACCTTCAAAAAAACGGCGCATAATGCCGAAACCACGAGGATGTCCATTCTTTGCGTATCCAAATTCATTCAAGTGAATAAGAGTCCAACGAGGACTTTTAAAGCCTAATTTAACCATTGGAACCCCACTAGCTGTACCAGTCACATTTCCATGGACGACGGCACCGGCCGTCTTACCAGTGTCAGCGTACACCGCCATAGCCCGTTTAAAAGTAGGCTCAAACTCTTCAACCGTTTCCTTCAAGACTCTATTGACCTTTCTACGGACCACTGGCTCCCCTAGGCGAGCCTCGACATTCCTCAAAACATCATCAAATCCTTTTAGATTAGCTCCACTAGACATCGCGACCACCTCCGATAATAACTATCAAAAAATCCCGATTATCATAATCAGGACGCACATCAATGACCTGCCATTTCTTACCAACTAGACGTATATCCCCAACTTCGACAAAATGCCGACTTTCAGGCTGATAATCTGTCAGAGGGTCACGAATTTTCAAAGTCATCTTAGCTTTCATCGCTTTTCCAGTCGCGATCTCAATATCTTTGAAACTAGGGGAGTAAACTTGCCCCATCGTAGAAAAAGCCTTCTTGTAGCTCACATCACGGCCATCAACCCCCTCCTCGACTTTAGAAGTATAGAAAGTCAAGGGGGTTCTCAGGTCTCCATTTTGAGCCTCAGGCTTTTTGTAGCGATAGCTAGGACGATTAGTCTGATAGGACATCAGACATTGTTACTTCTGGTTGTTTTACTGACCATTCAACAAAGTCAGGCAGTGCTTTATCGATTTCATCAAAGCGCTCTTTTGTCGCTTCAAACTCTTGCCCAGTAGAGCGAAATACCCCTTCTTTGAGGTCATAGAAATCTTTTAAAACCTTAATCATGTTTTTCCTCCAATTTGTAATTTTCTAGTGATAATGCCATCAAATCCCCTTGAAAATTCCCGTAGAAAAATTCAACTTGATCATTGTAGACATATCGAGCACGTTCTAAAATAAGCTCTCTCACTCGTGGATCAGCAGAGTCCTTACTACCGACCAGACTGAGGATGGCTGACTCAGAACTTTCCAACATTTTAGAGAGGTTGTTATCCTCTCCAGTATGAAAAATCCTCATCCGCTCCTTGAAAGATTTAAGGAGTTGATGAAGTTGTTCTTCTGGAGTCATGGCTCAACTCCTAGATTAGGCTTGGGGAAGTTGTAGAGTCCAGACTGCTGCAGTCTTTTCATCGTGAGCCTTACCGTAAGCAAATTGCTTAGCAGTGTAGAGGTTCAAATCTTCCAAAGCATAGGTTTCTGTATAGCGACCGAGTGAAATGCCACCACCGACAAAAGCATCGTAACGACCTTTGACAAATGTAGTGACTTTACCAGCTGTCTGTGCCACGGATTCTACCAAGATAATGTTGAATGGCATTGCAGTGATGTAGGTCCCTTGAGCATTCAAAGAAGTGTATTGCTTCTTCACATCCCAAGCATCGGCTGTATTAACAACCATTACAAGATTGCCTTCGACTGCAACTGGAGTAGTGCCATCAGCTTTAGTTGAGTGGTATTTACATACTTTTGTCAATTCTTTGACTACGGTAGCTGAGTCAGCAAAAGTCAACTTAGTAGTTTGAGCTGTTTTTTCATCATGAGTTGTATGATCACCTGAAACAGTTCCTGTAAGAGTACGAGAAAGACCGATAGGTTTGTTGTCTCCATCGCCGTTCAAGTAGCCAGCTTCAAGTGCGACTGCATAGGCTTCTGTGATTTGAACAGAGATGAATTTCGCCAACCAAGCTGGCCCAAATTTTTCAGCATCTTTTGGAATTACAACAAAAGCAGTCAATTTGTGTTGGATTGCTTCTTCTTCGTTGAATTTTTGTTTGAGTTGTCCTTGGATTTCTCCATTGATTTTGCCCCAAACAGCTTGACCAGTTTGCTCTGATTTGAGGAATTTCAAGCGGATACCAGCATTTTTAAGGCCAATGTGTTGAAGAAGTGGGCGAGATTGTACCAGATCTTCAAAGATACGGTCAATAATTTCTTGTGGGATGAACTTCTCAATCCCTTGAGGTGCTGCCTTTTCAATATTGTTGAAGAACTCACGAGCTTCAGCGGTCAGCTTAGCATCGTATGGGTTCAAGGCCGAAACCTCTTCACGGGCAGCATCACGAGCTTGAGCCATCATTTCATTGCTCATAGATTCAAGCATTTCGTTGTATAGTTTCGCTTGTTCTTCTTGAGGAGCACCATTTGCAACAGCATCCAAAAATGCCTGACGTTGTTTTTCAAATTGATTAGATAATTGCATTGTCATTCTGTTTTTTTCCTTTCTTAAAACATAAAAAGACCGAACCCTTTAGGAACAGCCTTATCTGTATTTTCAATTTGTTTTTCTGGTAGTTTAGCTTTTAGCTTGTCAGCTACCAGTTCTGCGATTTTATCAATATCTGGTGTCATTGCTGACCTCATTTTTTCGATAAAATCACTTGGGATCATAGGAGTTTCACTCGCTACCAGAGTCGGAGCAACTTCATTTGTAAACATAATCTTGTCTACAAATCCATGATTCAAAGCTGACTCAGCATCAAACCAGGTAGTCTTGTTCATCAATCCAATCAGGTCATCAAGTGCCTTGCCAGTCTTATGAACATAGGCGCTAGCAATCGATTTGTTAAATCCTTCTAGAACACCAGCCTCATGAAGTAGAGTGTTATGGTCTCCATTTACTTGAGTTGAGACATTGTGGATCATGATTTGGGCAGTCGGACTGATTTCAACCGTATCTCCTGCCATTGCAATCACGCTTGCTGCGCTTGCTGCAATGCCGACAATCTTCACGGTCACGTCACCAGGATACGAGCGCAGAGCAGTATAGATTTCACTACCAGCATAAACATCTCCACCGCCCGAATTGATATGAACCTCAATCGGTTCACCACTTTCAGGGAGGACAACATCTTTCGGAGCGGTTGCATCCCACTCAAGCCAGTCGTAAAGCCATCTGTCATTGTTTGATACAATCGTACCCTTAATCGGAATTACTTTCATCTTCTTTCTCACCTCCTTTCTCTAACTGTTCACCAAGTTGATAGTTTTTGGTGATGAGGAATTTATCGCCACCAGGGACAGATTCTAAGCCAAGTTCAGAGCGCACCTCGTTTCGAGTCATCGCTCCAGAAGAAATAAGCTTATCAATGCTTCCAGCAAGTGCAAACTTATCTCTCTGACCTTCGCCAATGATTACAAATAGATTATTGCGCTCGTATTGCCGTCTTGATACTAAAGCGAAATTAAGCCCATCACTCATTTTCTTAACAAGTGATTGGTAGCAATAACTATTAAACATTTTTTGGCTATTTTCCATATTGGCCATGTCGCCATGAATTAAAGCTGTTGGAATCCCTAAGACATCAGCGACCTCATCATCAAACTGCCAACGAAGTTTCTTCAACTCATCAACAGAAATATTTGAAGTTCCTGTTGTATTCGTATGCTCGGAATATTCCATTCCATCTTGAGCTGGAACAATGGCAATCGTTTTAGTGCTAAATGATTTAAAAAGACCATCAGCATATGATTGGAGTTTATCACGCATCTGCTTATCAAAACTCCCATTGTTTTTTGTTTTGAGAGTTCCTCTGATTTGATTATTCCTAGCCAAGGCCTCAACCAAACGAGTGTGCAACTTCTCGTAATCAGCAAATAAGTCAGAAATGTAATCTTGCAGTCGGTTATTGTTGTACTGTAAGAAAATGACTTCACTCATCCGAAAACGCTTCTCAAAGGTATATCCTCTACAAGTTACAAACTCAAACACATCATCATAAACAGCATATTTAGTCCGTGTGTAAGAGTCAGCAACAAGCAACTGGTCATCAGTTGTAAGAAAGATTAGGACCTCATTCTTAGTGATCAACCGATAGACGACCTTTTGCCAAAAATCTGACGCAGATTCGTTCTTGTTAGGTCTTACATTCAGCAAGTAGTCCCAATCAGAAGACTTAACCTTGCCATTTTCTTGATACTTAAACACTGACTTAGCGAAAATTCGAGCGATGAACTCAGCTGACTTATCAATCGCTAAACTTTTAAGTTGGAGATTCCCAAACATCCGCTCAAGATCCTCGAACTCAAAACCAACCTCTGGCACTTCACGCTTAAATAAATTCAGTAGCCCCAATGCACTTCCTCCTTTCTTTTAATTGATGCCGACCACCCACCCAAAAATTATTCTTAGATTAAAAATCCCAGCTATCGAGCATGTCAAGGAACTCACCAACATTCGACTCTTGAACCAGCTCCCTCTTGTAAAGAGCAGCAATCAAGGCATGGAAGCCATCCGTCTTTCTTCTGACAGGTTCTTTCTTCAAGAAACGCTTATTGCCATCCTTGTCCTCTTTGACATAGGTATTATCTGTATACCAAATCATAGAGTTGTCATTTTCAAAGATAAACCGCTCATTCGCAAATCCATCTTCGATGATTGGCGCAACCTTGGATTGAATTGCCCCAGGATTTCTCAAGAACTCATATTCAAACCCAGCCTCTTCTAACAATGGCTTCAGCAAGTCCATTCTAAAGCCATCGGCGCATACAAGTTCAATCTGATAAAGATTTCTCCATTCCTCAAGCTTGGCAATCAAAAGCCGTGGATCAATGCTAGGACCATCAACAATCGTAAACAAGCCTTTTTCAGCCCATTCTTCAATAGGCGCTTTTAGCTTGAATGCTTTCAAAAATGATTTCCGTGCAAATGAATGTTGCTTCCAGATGAACTCATCACCATTCTTAAACAGCAAACCGACACTGGCAAAGTCTCGGATGCTTGCATAGTCAAATCCAGCCACACATGACCGACCTTTCAAGTCGATACCAGGAGACCGTAGACAAGCAAGTAATTTTTCACGAGACGTCACATCTTTCTCAAGGTCAGCTTCAGGAAGGTTCATCCGTTTAGTCATGAACTCCTGACGGCCAGACGGTTCCAACTCAAGATCATCATAGTCAGCCTTGGTTCTCGCAAGCAGCCTTTTAGCGTAAGGCGTACTTTCATCCAACATTGGATTTGCCTTTGGCCAATTCTTCATGTCGTCCACTTCATCCGCACTGTCTAGCTTGCAGATGAAAGGAAATAGCCTGAAATCGTCAACCTCTCCATTCAAGATTTGCATAGACTTCTCTATCAGCTTGTCATAGAATCCCTCACGCACATACCCATTCGTACCGTTGTAGAAAGTCCGAGCATGAGCAATCTTACCAAGACCAGACCGTTGAACCTTCACGGCCTTATCATCTTCAAATTGGTGAATCTCATCAAACTCAAGACAGCCATCACGAGCAGAGTCCATCGTTTTCGGATTATTCGTCCGAAAAGAAAAGACCGAGTTATTCGCTCGACCTGTGATAGACATTTTAGTTAGATAAAAATGGTCCTCAAGACCACGCCTTTGAATGGTCTCATAAACTTCCTCAAATGACACCTTCCCCTGTTTCTCAGAGTTAGCGGTGATAGTTACATCATAATCTCTGATAGGGTAGATAGGACTGATAAAGAACGAAGACCTGGCAGACATGAAACCATTCTTACCACCCCCACGAGCTAAAGTATATAGATACTCGTCGAAGTGTGGCTCCCCGTCCTCTTTCCTAAAAAGAAAAATGAACGGGGTCAAGAAAAGCTGGTATTTCGCTAGAGGGAAAAAGTTCTTTTCCGTAAACCGAATAAATTTCTCAATTAGGTCATTATCAAAATATAAATCATCACGAGGATAGATTTTCTCCTTGATAATTTTAAACAGCAACTTTCTTTCCTTGTTAACAACGATTTCTCCACGCTCAGCCATTTTGATATAGTCATCAATCAACGGATGAGAA